CTGATTAAAAGAGTTAAGTTTTTTTTAAATGCCGCTTCAGCAAATCAATGGAAAGGGATAGGAAATATGAAACTCTCATAATTATGAAAAGTTATTTAGCGTATTCCATAAAGATTTTGATAACATTGTTCTTGGCATGATGAGCTGGAGTAATGGTTTTTTCGCGAAGACAATGATACCAGATCATCATGCTGTTCAAATTCCCCTCACAAAACGTCAACACGCCCTAGATATTTCAACAAAATTTTTAGGTGTTGCTGAGGGTATAGACGTTGATAATCTCTCTAAGCGTGTATTTAAACTTCAAGAAAGTGGCAAAATAACAACTGAAATGGCTCAGTGGGCAAAAATTATCAGGCTAGACGGAAATGCATCTATACACTCAGATGAAGAATTCACTGAATCCGAAGCAAGGGAGCTTCTTAATTTTGTCGAAACATTTTTGCTTTATTCATTCACATTGCCAGAAATGGTTGCCGCTAATAAACACACATAATAACAGCCATTCCACAAACCCGGAGTTAAATCCGGGTAATCAGTGTTTTTCTCTTATGCAAAAAAAAGCCACGCCATGCGCAGCTTTGGATTTAGGTAGTAGGATTTGGGAGTTATTGCCAATTGCAATACAAACGAAGTGTGTTACCTACGTTTTGTTGCAACAAAGCACCTAGTTTTTTTGCATCATTGTTTTTATACGTATTATCAATTTCATATTCGTATTTTGGGTCAGTGTCCAAATGTAAACTTTTGCCCAGATTATAAGTCACACCATCAACAGTTATATAAAGCTCTTTAGCTTGAAAGAGCTCTATTACTTTCTGAGAGCTTTCTTGATTGGCATTAGAGATAGCTATCCAAAGAATCACATCAACCTTGTTGTCTCTGCTTGTATGCCAATAAAATGACGAAGTTTCCACAATATCGGTCTTATTTTGAATGACTTTCAAATCACCAAAATATTTCGACCACTCATGCTCATCCCACTCATATCCTTCTTTTACATACCCCCAGGCTGTATGTTCTTCTGGTGATAATGGTGCTTTCGCGGTTTCTATCAGAACATCAAAAGACAACATAAAGTCCATATTTACCCAGTCACAAGCCATCATGTCTTCTTGTGCTGGCTGCCACGGCTCAAACTTGTTGTGTACACGCTTCTTAAGAAGATAAGGGAGACTACCCCCCTCACTCACTTCTGGTTCAGGAACAAGCCCTATATATTCATTGGGATAATCCCAAGCATTTCTATATACCAGATTCCCTAAATACAATTGAACCATTGCCCAAGGATATGAGCCAACAGGTGCTACTGCATCATGATTTTTGTATTGTTCAGGATTGATAAAGCAATTTTGATTAGTATTCGTTTTCTCTGGCTTATTAACATCAGACATCATTTCCTCACTTATTTATCGTTAAAGTTAAAGGTCATTTCATCCTACTGCTAAACCGCCAGTTGATATTACTTAAGGCAAATTTTTATCTCAATGGGATGCAGCCACACAACAGCTAATACGCACGAATATGTGGTGATGCATTATAAAATCCGCCTATTCGCTAAGAGAATCATCCGCTGGAGTGTAAATTTGAAATTTGCGGCTGATTCTGGGTATCTTTATTGAATACAGGGCAACAAAAAACCCCGCCGAAGCGAGGTAAAATGTCTGAAATAAATAAACCAGATGATAACGCTATATCACTGTTTCTCATCTGTCGAGAAAAGCCAATAAGCTACGTGACATAGCTATCACTCTTATCACAATAACAGCATTTTTACGTACGTAAAGTTATTTTCAAAAATTACTGCATAATTGATGTGCACTAATATTCATTGGCTCTTTTTGGACGTATTTATCCATTTCTAATGGGATATTTAACATCATTAACATGCCTTCAATTACCCCCTCTGCTTTTTGTAGCCTCTTCCCAATATGCCCATCAGAGCAATGATGATCACGCGCTAATTGCATAAAGGTTTTACCGAATACGTAATAGTCGAAGAGCAAATCATGCGCCTCGCTATTGTTCTTATTCAGTCTTGCCATGCAGCCGGAAATAATGATGGCATCATCATCACAGCACTGCGGGCGTGACTTAACCTTGTTCGGGATTAGCCCCTTAAATCCTGCCGCAATAGACGACCAGTAAACCCCTTCCTGATTGTCAGCCACCCATGCTCCCCAACGTTCCATGATCAGTTGAATATCACGCATTATGCTGTCTCCGCTGTCTTTTTCGGAAATACTAATTCTCTGGCCTGATCCCCGTTCTGGAGCAGGTCGTTAAAATCCCCAAAGTCAGGCCAACGAACGCTGACCTTTTCTAAGTCGTTATTCGCTTTCAGATTTTTAGTCGCACACACCATTGCCGCCGCATGACCTGTGGCGCTCCAGTCGTTATCTGCGAAGATAATTAAATGCTTAACCCCTCTGGGAACCAGAAAGCGTTCCATAAGCCCCGCATTTACCACTGACCAGGTATTCACCCCGTAGATTTGTTTACAGGACAATGCGGTTTCGATGCCCTCCGCAATACCCAATGTCGAATCGACTGGGAAAAGACGGATCGCTAGTGACTGGGCGTGGTCGCGATAGCTATCTTCCTGCATCGCATCCAGTTTCTTTTGTGGCGTGATGTCCGCTTTTTTATCGCCATCAAGATAGGTGCGGTGCAGGTAACACAATGTGCCTTTAGCGTCCGTCACCAATGACCAGATAGCTTGTAGTTTCCCATTGCGAACGGGCTGCTCGGAACAATATTTCACATTGTCGGCGGGCAGGACGTGAATACCCCGATTTCGCAGATAGGCTTCGCCCTGTGTACCTTTCAGGTTGGATAAGTTGGTATAGCAGGCGGTCACTCTGTTTCTGAATGTGGTGATATTGGTCTCTTTTTTCCCCACGCTACGTTTATCGGACTGGATGCCCAGCAACAGATCAATCTCATCCGCCAGCGCCTTGTACTCTTTGCCCTGTGTCAGGGTGAGTAACTTCCAGCCATCCCCTGCGTTACAGGTGCAGATGAACGTTCCCCTGCCATCCCGATCATCAATGCGGAACTTGCCTTTTTGCTTACAGATTGGACAGTTGCCCTTGAAGTGCCTTTTTCCTGTCACCGGTGGCAATTTGTAATAAGCGAAGATCTCAGGCCAGCGCCCTATCACCGCATCGGCCGTTTTTATTCTGTTCATCGTATTTCTCCCTGACTGGATGACATACCAAGGCGCTCACGAATATCGCTGACCTTGCGTTGAGCAACCTCAAGGCGCATTTCCTGCTGGTCGTCACTGGACGGCGGCGCTTGCTCCGCTTTCTTGCGGGATTTCGCCCACGCAATCTGTTTATGTTTGATAAAGTTATTCACTTCGGGGGTCAGTTCCTGCGGGGTATCATGAAACCCGCGCGGCCAGACGCCGAACTTGTCTTTAAACGTGTTGGATACCCAGCCATCACTGATAGTCTTGCCCTGTGAAGCGCGCTGGTTCTGGTAATACTTTAATTGTGAATAGAAACTCTGCTTTTCGGCCTGTGTGTAGACGCGCTCTTTCTTGCTGAGTTTTTTGATGGTACGACTGGTATCGACCTCAATATCCTCACCTGACAACGGTTTAAAGTCGCATTTCGGGCAGACATAAACGCCTGCGGGTTTCATGTAATGGCAGGAGGGACATTCTTTGGGTAACTTCTCGCGTTTCTCCTGCTCACGGTAACTGTCACGGGTTTTCATGCCGTCGTTTTTGCAGGGCAGCTCGTCATACTCGATATCATCAGGGTAACCGAGGCGGTGAACCGTGCCGGAGTGATCAAGAATGATGCACCTGTCCTTACCTTTGGCAGTACGCAGGCCTCTGCCGATTGTTTGGAGCCAGCGAATTTCTGACTTGGTGGGACGCGCATAGATAATGCACCGCACATCACTGTCAAAACCTGCCACCAGCACGCCCACATTGACGATGATTTTCGTTGCACCCTGCTCAAACTGATGGATAATCAGATCTCTTTCTTCGGGCGGCGTACTGGCGGTCATGATTTCCGCGTTAACACCAGCGCGATTGAATTCGACCGTGATAAAATTGGCATGGCTGACATTGACACAAAAACAAATCGTGGGCTGGTTCTCACCCAGCTTAAGCCAGCTACTAACCACATCCCCCACCAAGTCAGCCCCGCACATGATTTCGGCTATCTCATCTTCCTTGTAGTCACTGCCGCATACCGGATTGGTGGAGGATTTCACCCCCGTCAAATCAGGCTTGGTGGGTGCATAGAACTCATAACGACTCAGATCACCACGCTGGATTAACTCCTTTATCGTGGTGGGCTTAATCAGTTTCTGGTAGTAGTGACCGAGGAACGGCGAGAAGGGTGTGCCCGATAACCCGACAACCTTACAGTTTGTTTCAGTGGTCAGCCGGGTGATTTCTTCCAGTATTTTCTTACGTTTCAGGTGCGCTTCATCAATCACCAGCAGATCGATATCTTCGGGAAACTCACGGCGGATCAGTGTATCCGCCGAGGCGATTTGAATTAGCCTGGACGGGTCTTGATTGGGGTGATCACGCCAGATATAAGCGATTTCATCTTCGGGTAAACCATACTCAATAAAGCGCTGCGCAGTCTGATTTATCAGGACGGTAAATGGGGCAACGAAGAGAACCCGCATTCCCTTTGACACAAAGCCCTGCGTGATAAACGCGGCTAGTCCGGTCTTGCCCGCACCTGTCGGAGCGTACACCATGAAAGAATTAAAACCCTTCCAATCCTGACGCAACATGTTTAAAGCGCGTTCCTGTGCAAAGTTGGGGGTAATTTCTAGCATGACGTTACTCCCTGTTTATTTTTCTGTGCTGCCGTGTGATAATTCGCGCAGGTAATCCTGCCTGTATGTATATTACCTACCGCAAGAGCCTGAGCAGTTGCACCCTGCAAAGTTTGGCTGTTCGGTTTCTTGCACCCTCTCAGATTTTTATTCTGACTAAACATTCTTACCTCCCGTTGAATATCCCCACTGCCAGAAAAGACCTATCCCGAATCAGTGTCTGAAAGGTGTTGCACGGATCACATCAACCCCGTTCACGCTGTAACGCAAAGGTTGCTTGCCATCTTTGAGCAGCACAAAACCGGATATGCCCGCGGGTAGCTCGCTTAATTTCAACAGTGATCGTTTACGCGGTGATCGGTTGTCCGCCTCGATAGCGCATTTCGCCGCTGCGTGAGTGGTCACCATGTAATCGACGCGACCATTTCGGCCATCGCTTAATCCGGTCACGGTGAAATTCTTTTGCAGGAACCAGCCTTGCTCACGGATCTTTGCTGTGAGTACCGCTTCAAAGTTCTGCATGTCGGCGACAGTGAGAAATTGCTCTTCCAGCAAGGTGATTAATTTTTCTTTCAGTTCTGTGCTCATTTTGTTTCCTCAATGGTTATTTTGTATCACTTGGGTAGTACAGCGATTTTTGAAACCCTATTAGTGCACTTAATTAACTTATGTATTCCCTACTGAGATCTATTTAAGTAATGTGTTCTTACTTGGCTGTGCTTTACCTTACTGAACTCTCCAACCCCCCCTTACCCCCCTGGTTCTCTTCTCTATCGATGTACTAGTTAGGCGATACATATAAACTCCAAAATTAATTACTGGTTAACCACCCTCAACGGCTCGTCCGTATACCCCTGTGCCGCTCTTTCGTACTTCACAACAAATTCCCTGAGCCGGATGTTGGCAGCTCGTCGTGCCGCGTTGTCTTTGCGGTATGAAACGGGTTCCTCATCCCACGCCGCCTGATACACTTCTGAGTACTTGGCAGTTATCTTCGCTCGTGTGCTAACCCGTAGTTTCCCCAGCATTTCCTGAATCCATGCGCCATCGTCTGGGTAGAAATGCGATGGCATGGTCACTTTGATGTAGTCAGGAAAGTGCCCCATAACTAAATCCCGATCACAGACAACAACCACGCACCCCAGATCGGAATGACCACCAGCGCCAGCACATAAACAACCACCGGCTGAATGTTATTCATGACTTACCTCCGTGGGCGGAGGGAACACTTTAGGTAGATCGGGGCGGAGTTCGTGGGCTTGGATGGCACCGTTTGTGGCTTCAGATATTGCAACCGCATTCTCAGGTGAAACTCTTTTCAACCCTCTAAGCCATTTCCAAACAGCTCCTTGAGTTACTCCAATTTGCCTAGCAAGCGCTGTCTGACCTCCTGCAATACTCACAGCTTTATAGATTGGTGATACATAAGACTTTTCTTTCATTACACGCCCTCTCGAAAAATACTTTGGTATTTATATTAATCCTTAAGTATTTTCAAGGCAAGTGCGATAAAATTGTTTTTTTAATACCTTGAGATTAAAATTGAGTAATATTTCAATTTGAGGATTGGTTATGAAACATGAAACATTAGCGCAAAGGCTTAAGTATGCGCTTTCCCTTCGAGGGCTTACGCAGATGCATTTAGCGCAAAAAGTGGGTGTCACTCAGGGGGCAATACAGAAACTAACTTCAGGTAAAGCTACTTCTACAAGGAAAATTCTGGCGATAGCTGAGGCGCTAGATGTTTCAGTGGCATGGCTAGAGCGAGGTGTTGGCGTCCCTGATTCTGGAATGGCTAACACCTTACCTACCTCAGCCCAACAAGATAAGATTTTCAGAGTTGATGCCTTGGATATAGAAAACCTTTCAAGGGGAGGGGAAATATTTTCAGCTGAATTTAAGCAGGCAGTCAATGCCATTGAATATACTCCAAAACAAGCCAAAATGCTGTTTAACAACCGTACCTCTGACGCAATCAAAGTAATTTCTATCTACGGCGATAGCATGGCAGATACGATAGAGCCTGGAGATCAAATTTTTGTTGATATAACCTCTCAACACTTTGATGGTGATGGTATTTACTTGTTTATATTTGGTCATTGTCTGCACGTAAAGCGCCTACAGATGCAAGGCTATAAAATGGCGGTATTATCAGATAACCCTCACTACGAGGCATGGTATATCGACAAAGAGGAAATATCTTTACTGCGTATAGTCGCCAAGGTCTTATTTTGTCAACCACAAAAATTAAAGCTATTTGCATAAATCCAACATACGAGGCTGATGGTTAGTCAGCCTCGCCTCATGCATATCGTAATAATATCAATTGGTATTATTAACATCGAATATCATACCTATATTAAAACTTTAATATTTTATAAATCAACAAGATAAAAAAATACACAAGTATTTTTAAAAATACCATTGACTCCTTTAAAAATACCTTGGTATTATTTATTTCAAGGAAAGATCATCTTCACTGGTAATGTACCTAATAGCAAAACTGGAGGAATGAATTTACCATGAAAACGTTTATTTTCGCAGCAATTAAGCGTTCTGATATCAATCAAAAATATCCCATCAGAATTAAATGTATTGCTGAAAGCTACCAACAAGCAAAAATGATGCTATCTAATTCATATATCACAGTGTGGGCAGGTCAAGTTACGCCTCATGCAAATAATTACATAAAATATTAATTTAATCCGATTACAATAAGGACATATACATGAGTACTCCAGTAGCCGCCATCCAACTCCGTCATACATCAGAAGCACAGGAAGAAAGTATTTATCATTCAGCTTCTATTGCAAACAAATACGCAACTAAATTAATGGATGAAATGGCGCCCTTAATTAGTCAGATGGAAATCAATCATCCCAAAGAAGCTGCCAGATTCAGATCTCTTATTAGTGAGTTAGTTTCAATGACTGATATCACTAAATAACTTTTCATAATTATGAGAGTTTCATATTTCCTATCCCTTTCCATTGATTTGCTGAAGCGGCATTTAAAAAAAACTTAACTCTTTTGATCAGCATCCACATATATTGGCAACAATGGTTCCGTGTGACGGTTTCATGCAATGATTGCCATAGCCGCTCTATTTTATTCAGCCAAGGAGAATAAACC